GGTACTTCTTGCCCGACAGAAACCGGAGCGTAATGCCTGGCATCGGAGGTGGATGCCAGGCATTTTTGCTTATTTTCCAGCCAGATAAATTTACATTTATCGCCAGCGCCCATCATCCGTACTCTCACCTTTTTACCTTGTTCTGGGTCAATAAAATCGCAAACATCTTTGATGCAAATCACTACATATAGAACTTAAAATGCGTCCCGGCCCTACATGTTGTATTAATCGTCTATTATGTCACCATATCTTGTCGATGTCTGGCGGTGATGAGATGTGGATAAAACGGGCCGGATCTGAAGGCAAACAGCACGAGCCGTAGCGTGCAGCGCCTTCGGGATAACCTCCGCCTCTGTGGATAACCTGTTCTATATATGGAGTGATCATGACACCGCATGTGATGAAACGTGATGGCTGTAAAGTGCCGTTCAAATCAGAGCGCATTCAGGAAGCAATTCTACGTGCAGCTAAAGCAGCGGGAGTCGATGACGCAGACTATTGCGCCACCGTCGCAGAAGTCGTTAGCCAACAAATGCAGGGCCGCGCCCAGGTCGACATCAACGAGATTCAGACTGCGGTAGAAAACCAGCTGATGTCCGGCCCCTATAAGCAGCTGGCGCGCGCCTACATTGAGTATCGCCATGACCGCGATAGCCAGCGCGAGAAGCGCGGCCGCCTCAATCAGGAGATCCGCGGCCTCGTCGAGCAGACCAACTCCGCGCTGCTCAACGAAAATGCCAACAAGGATAGCAAAGTCATCCCGACCCAGCGGGACCTGCTGGCCGGTATCGTCGCCAAGCACTATGCGCGGCAGCACCTGCTGCCCCACGATGTGGTGATGGCCCACGAGCGCGGCATGATCCACTATCACGACCTCGATTACTCGCCCTTCTTCCCGATGTTCAACTGCATGCTGATCGATCTGAAAGGGATGCTGACTCAGGGCTTTAAGATGGGCAACGCGGAGATCGAGCCGCCGAAGTCTATCTCTACCGCCACCGCGGTGACGGCGCAGATCATCGCCCAGGTCGCCAGCCATATTTATGGCGGCACTACCATCAACCGTATCGATGAAGTGCTGGCGCCGTTCGTCACCGAAAGCTTCAAAAAGCATCGTAAAATCGCCGAAGAGTGGCAGATCCCGGACGCCGTAGGCTATGCCCGCGCCCGTACCGAAAAAGAGTGCTACGACGCCTTCCAGTCGCTGGAGTATGAAGTCAACACGCTGCATACCGCCAACGGTCAGACGCCGTTTGTCACCTTTGGTTTCGGCCTCGGCACCAGTTGGGAATCGCGGTTGATCCAGCAGTCGATTCTGCGTAACCGCATTGCCGGCCTCGGTAAAAATCGCAAAACCGCGGTATTCCCGAAACTGGTGTTCGCCATTCGCGACGGTCTGAACCATAAGTTCGGCGACCCGAACTACGACATCAAGCAGCTGGCGCTGGAGTGCGCCAGCAAGCGCATGTACCCGGATATCCTCAACTACGATCAGGTGGTGAAAGTGACCGGGTCGTTTAAAACGCCGATGGGCTGCCGCAGCTTCCTCGGGGTGTGGGAAAACGAGGATGGCGAGCAGGTGCATGACGGCCGCAATAACCTCGGCGTGATTAGCCTCAACCTGCCGCGTATCGCCCTGGAAGCGAAAGGCGACGAAGCCGCCTTCTGGGCGCTGCTGGACGAGCGCCTGCAGCTGGCGCGCAAAGCGCTGATGACCCGTATTGCCCGTCTGGAAGGGGTGAAGGCCCGCGTGGCGCCGATCCTGTATATGGAAGGGGCCTGCGGCGTGCGGCTGAAAGCCGACGATGACGTCTCCGAGATTTTCAAAAACGGCCGCGCGTCCATTTCACTGGGTTACATCGGTATCCATGAGACCATCAATGCGCTGTACGGTAATCAGCATATGTACGACAGCGAGGCGCTGCGTGAGAAAGGTGTGGCCATCGTCCAGCGCCTGCGCGACGCCGTCGATGTGTGGAAGGAAGAAACCGGCTACGGCTTTAGTCTGTACAGCACGCCGAGCGAAAACCTGTGCGACCGCTTCTGCCGTCTCGACACCGCCGAGTTTGGCATAGTGGAGGGCGTGACCGATAAAGGTTACTACACCAACAGCTTCCACCTCGACGTCGAGAAGAAGGTCAACCCGTACGACAAGATCGATTTCGAAGCGCCGTACCCGCCGCTGGCCAACGGCGGCTTCATTTGCTACGGCGAGTACCCGAATATCCAGCACAACCTGAAGGCGCTGGAAGACGTGTGGGATTACAGCTATGAGCACGTGCCGTACTACGGGACTAATACGCCGATCGATGAATGCTACGAGTGTGGTTTTACCGGCGAGTTCGAGTGCACCAGCAAGGGCTTTACCTGCCCGAAATGTGGTAATCACGATGCCGCTCGCGTGTCGGTTACTCGTCGGGTATGCGGTTATCTCGGCAGTCCGGACGCGCGTCCGTTCAACGCCGGCAAGCAGGAAGAAGTGAAGCGCCGCGTTAAGCACCTGGCCAATGGGCAGATCGGTTAAAGACCAATGCGCTTTTCCCGGATAGCGGCGCGCAGCGCCTTATCCGGGCTACTGTTTTGCACCGTCCGGTAGCCCGGGTAAGGCGGAACGCCGCGACCCGGGAAATGGCCGCATTCCTCCGTTTTCGCAAAGCAATTAGCGTCAGAGCAAGGCGGCAAACGAGGGAATCCCCGGGAGCGTACATTCAGTACGTGACTGGGGTGAGCGAGCGCAGCCAACGCGGCTATGGCGTTAATTGAGAAGCGAAAAATGAATTACCATCAGTACTACCCTGTAGATATCGTCAACGGCCCCGGCACCCGCTGCACCCTGTTTGTCTCCGGCTGCGTCCACGAGTGCCCCGGCTGCTACAACAAGAGCACCTGGCGGGTGAACTCCGGTATGCCGTTTACCGCTGAGATGGCCGACCGCATCATTGCCGACCTCAACGATACCCGCATCAAGCGCCAGGGGATTTCACTCTCCGGCGGCGATCCGCTGCATCCGCAAAACATCGCGGAGATCCTCAAGCTGGTTCAGCGCGTGCGCGCCGAATGCCCCGGCAAAGATATCTGGGTCTGGACCGGCTATAAGCTGGATGAGCTGAATGAGGCGCAGATGCAGGTAGTGAACCTGATCAACGTGCTGGTCGACGGTAAGTTTGTGCAGGATTTAAAAGACCCGGCGCTGATCTGGCGCGGCAGCAGCAACCAGGTGGTACATCATTTGCGATAGCGTTTAGAGCCGTTTATTCGCCTGATGATAAACGGCCGCTTTCTCTCTTTTGCCAATGGCAATAACGTAAACCACCACCACACTATCTCGTACTTGATACACCAACCGATAACCTGACGCCTTAAGCTTGATTTTGTAGCAATCCGGTAAATCGCTCAGCCTGGCCGACTCAATTCGCGGATTCTGCACAATCTGCTGGAGCTTATTTTCGAACTGTTTTTTGACCGTCTCGCCAGGCATCTGCCATTCGCGCCAGGCTCGTGGATCAAACTCCAGTTCATAGGTCATCCAGACTCACCTTAACCCCCGGCCGTGGGTTTTCCAGCCGTTCGCGAACGGTGCGTAATAACGCCGCTTCGCCATCACTGATGGTCATACTTTTCACCGGCATGCGGCCATTTTCCGCAATGTATTGAAACAGCAGGCGTACCGCCTCCGTTGGTGTCATATCGAGTTTCTCCAGCACGGCATAAGCCTCTTTTTTGAGTTTATCGTGATGCGCCGCGCGATAAATGCCCCCTGATAGGCGCGATAAATCACGTGGCGCGGTTGTTTCTATATGTGAAATGAAATTACCAAAAAGTTGCTGCTTGTTGGCCAGAGTGAAATATCAGTTCGGTCTGTCAACTGACCAATTGTCCATGGAAATTTAACCTGTCAATTACAAGTGAAGAGATTCGTGCTGGCCCTTCATCCGCATTAAGATGGATTCTTGAAAGATTTGTGTCGCCCTCCGTTAACAAAAAACCGGTGCTGTTGAATTTCGTCCAGCCACAATCGGCGTTCAGGTCGATTAATGGAAAACCGTATCTCAATGCCACGGCGCGTATCGCCGCCGCATAATCAGAAACCCGCCCATAGCCATTTGTTTCACCGTCAACCCATGCCGCTGAGCGTGGAGAATCATAGTCCCCATTGAACGGTGTGGCCCACAGGATAGGTTTTGTTGGGGCGCGCGCACGCAGCTTCTGAGCAATGATATTCAGCGCACCGTAAACGGTTGTATTCACTGCGTCGGTGATACTTCCAATCGGAATATTTTGCGCCCAGTCGTTGGTTCCCCACGGGCCACAAATCCATGCATCAGCCGATGTATCCAGGGCATTAATTCGCACATCGTCGCACATGCTGATTTGCGTTGACGCGCTGTCAGGCTTGGCAATTTTCGAACCGCCAACACCGTGGTTCAGGAATGAACATCCCAGTTCTGCCGCAACCAGAGGCTGCCATTTGTTATAGGCGACGTTGCTGTCACCCATCACATCGATGATTTTTCCTGACCACGGACTGACGGAGCTGCCGCCGGGAACGACTACATATTTTTTGGCAATAATCGGAAGGGCAATACGGGTGGTGATCCCGATTTTTGCCGTACCTGAGGGCGGTGTCAGTTCATAGTCGGTGTAGTCCACCGACTCCGTCGTGCCATTACCCTCAGTACCGATAACCGTTCCAGCACTGTTCATATAGACCGCCAGCGAAACCCCGCTACCGTTGACGCGGGCCGTGACTTTCCAGCGATCTCCCGTCGTATAACTGAACACGGCACAATCAAACGCACTGTTCGCCACCACCGCACCATTCGCACGGTTGATGTAGGCGCCTGACGTAATCGTGATCTCCTGTTTAACGAAGTCGTAAACGAGCGAGTCTTCAATCTTCTGTACACGCACATCAAGAGAATCGATATTGGCCAGCACAGTAGCAGTCTCGACGACGGCCAATTTCTTAACGGACATTGGAGCAGAATTACGACCGGTTATGCCGATCTGTGTAGTCCCGGCAGGAACGTTCAGGCGATAGTTTGTATACTGCTGTGGTGTTGTTGTTCCGCGCCCCTCCACTCCCAGCACAGTGCCCGCCGCATTCATGTACACAGCCAATGCAGTGGCAGAGCCTGTCACCAGCGCCGTAACCAGCCATCCATCCCCGTCACTGTGTGGAATGATGGCGCAGTTCAGCGCGGCGTTATCAGTCACGGCCCCGGTGTTGGGGTTGATAAACTTGCCGGTTTGCCAGGTCGCCGCGTAGGCATAGCCAACAGAAATAGCCCCCTGCAGCGCATCGACGCGTGATGTTAACCCCGAAATACCGGATGATATGACGGCTGACAGATAAGTTTTATCCGGCGTGGCGCGAACAAACTCAGGCTGAATAGCCCCTAACGCAGCAGCATAAGCGCCGACCTTAAATGTTCCGGCAGTGGTATTTTCAACCCGGATCCTGACGTAGGATGCGCCGGATGGAATGACATCTGTGATAGCTGGAATGTTTACACCAGCATTCAGAGCTAACTGTGATTTAGAAGAAATAACTGCACCAGCGGATGACATCCAGAAAACATGGAACTTAGCGCCACTATCCTGAAACCATGCCAGCACGGAAAATGTTAATTGATCACCAACCCTTACAGGCAGGCGGCCAAGGTCATAATATTTATCAGCAGACCACACACCTGAATACTGTGCCACTGGAGTTGGTAGCGGGATATTTGCATCAGAGGTGCTAAATGTAACAGTTGCGCCCCGGTACCAGTCCCAGGCACCAAATTTAGCATCCACTGATGAATATTCATTGAACGCGTCGAAAAAAATATTGCTACGTTTCAATGCTGAAGCATTAGCCAGTTTTTTCCCCGTTGCAATAAGTTGGCCCGATACATTCTTAAACTCTTCAACCCAGTAGAGTGGATTTGATGATCGAATTGATACAATACCACCTTCAGGGATTTTTCCTTCAGACAGAGCTGTATTCGCAGCACTTTCTGAGGAATAGGGTTGCTCACCTGACTGAAGAGTATCAAGCCCCACCTTTAAATACTGAGTTCGATTGGCAAGCTGTTCCGCCTGCAGATTTGCCGGGCCATTACCCGGAATATCCTCCTGCTTACCAAGTACCGGGGTCTCTGTAGTAAGCTGATAGATACTATCTACCCAGACAGGTTCTTCCTGTAAATTTGACATATTACTTACCTCGGTATTGATATTGACCGTCATAGTTTGCCCGACCGTTATAGGTCAGGGATGACTGAGATGGTTGTGCTAATTGAGAATTAACTATCTGAAGCTTGCCGAAATAGCTGAAGACCGATTCGGTCTGCTGATTAAAGTCAGGAAGAATTAATGAGGCCATATCGATGCCTGCAATGTCATTCCCGCTGCTAATCATCTCCAGCGCTGCCAGAGGGTCAACAGAGACCCGGAACAATTCCAGCAGCACAGGTGCTGAATCCTCGGCCAGATTCACCCCCTGAAAACGCAAATAAAACTCCTGTATTTTCGCAGAGAAAAACGGTAGCCACTGGTTAAACAGATGTTCGTATGCCGCTATCAGGCCCACTGCTTCGGGTGTTACCAGAAACTCAATCGTGCCGAACTGCCGGTCAACAACATAATCTGCATCACGTTCCAGCCCGTTAATTCTGACGTTAAAAACCGTGGTATGGGGCAGCGCGATAATATCCCCTTTTACGATCCCATCAGGTAAGGCGAACTGCTCATTAAATGAAAACGGTTCATCTACCGGTTGGGCTCCCAATAACAGCGCCAGGTTTTCAACCGAGAAATTATGCCAAGTTGAACTGACAGAACCGCTGGCACCGGTAATGATTCTCTGACTTTGATAGAGCTGTCCGCCCCGTGATGCTTTCGTTATTTGTTGCTCATACGAAAACGCTATTTTCAATGTTGAAACATCACCAACCCAACGAAATGCACGCTTATTATCTCTCGGAGCCAGGAACACCTTACCCTGACCATAATAATAGTTTTCCCTCATGGTCCGATACTCCGTTCAGTCAGTTTCAGGGAGATTATGCCCTCGTTCAAAACGGGACCGTCTGTCGTAAAAATAGTGATATCCATTTCGGCAAGATAAATACCGGCGTCCCATTCAATCGCCGCTGCCGCCCCGGTTGCGGAATCCAGCAGCAGCGTAGTGGCATCACCTTCCAGCGCCAGCACGGTCAGTGGCCCGGTGGTTTCCGTCCACTGCGCAATGGCCAGAACCTGATAGGTGCCGAACGAGAACGGCGATGCGGGCCATGAGCCTGCCGGATAGTCGATATCATCTGCCGGAATCGACAGGCCGCTGGCCAGCAGGTCAGGCGGATACCAGGTTGTAACTCCGGTGGCATCTGCAATAGTGTGCAGCTCCGGCACCGCGCCGGTCGCGGTAGTTTCCGGGGTGCCCTCTGCCCAGCTGGCACCGGCGATGATGGTCAGAGACATCGTCACGACAATGGGGAACGGTTTGTACCGGCCTGCGGGAAGCGCAACCTCAAAGGTATTCAGTGACAGCAGGCCATCACGAATACTCTGCAGCGACAGGGTGTGGACCGCCGCGCCACTGCCCCCGGTGACATAGGGAACAGGAATACTGGCCAGACTGGTCGTCAGTGACCAGACCGTATCCCCGCTGTCCTGCGCCAGAAGTTTCACCACGTACTCCACACCAGGCTCAGGGCCGATACTGCCCTCGGTGCAGTCAATCAGGCGGTCGGCCTGCAGCACCCGGTCACGGTGGGAGAACGCCAGCGTCCAGGTGTCTGCGCTGGCCACCGTATCCGGGTACAGGACACTGTTCAGCCGGATATTCCCGGGCAGATACGGACGACCCTGTCGCCCTGCAATTGCGAGTGCCATGACCGTGGCGGCAGATTCAGTCAGTGTTTCAGTGCTGGTCCGGGTAAGCAGCCGTACTTCTGCTGTTTCACCGGAAAGATATTCCACACCATCTGATTCAAGAGCATCCCGATACGCCCAGCATCGGTCTCCGGCAAGGTGCCCTGACGGCAGTGAGTCCATACAACCGCGCCCGACGGTCACGGTACCTGCTGAAATATCAACGCCGTCAATACGCATAACCTCGTCACCGACAATGAGTCCGTCGCCCACAGCCGGGGAGATATCCAAATTCACATGCAGGATAGTATCAAGACGACCGACAGGGGCAGTCAGCGTCCCTGATGGTGTCCAGTCACCCTGGCCGCGATCAGCGAACTGAGCACCTGCAGCCCGGGTCTGCAACTGGTAGTTGATACTGAGCGCCGTCGGCGCGACAGCCATTACACCAATATGACCAGATTCCGGTTTCAGATAGCTCAGGTCAGCAGAGCTGAGTGTTCCGGCCAGCACTGCGTAAGGCAGATCAATAACGCGCTGGATGGCGACCGGACGGGCCGTTTTATCCGGTGGCGTCCAGCTGCTGCCCTGCTGGCCAGAGCTGTACGACGTAGATGGCAGGCCAAAAACATCCTGAACCACCGTCAGGGTCAGCACGCCGGTGTCACCTTCCTCAATTTTGCCCACCCGCAGCACCATCTTGTTGATATTGCGGTCGGGAAGCTGAACACGAAACACATCTCCCGGGCGCAGAATACCGCCGCGACGGTCAAACTGGATAACCAGACGGGTCAGCTGAGACTGCGCAGTTTCGAGGTCCCGCTGAGCAACGCGGGCAGCAAGGGAATGCGTGGGGATCGCCTTGTACTCCACCGAGCTGCTGTTGAGCCCGGTATTCTGTATCGCCCCGAGGTTCTGCGCCCGGACCTCGCCATCGGAATTGGTGACCGGGTCATTCCATGTCACAACAATCTCATTCGGATTCGACGTGGTGCTGGCGCTGTCGTCATCCTGAACAGCGATAATGCCGTTGTCATAGGTGAACAGCGGCAGGTCATCGACGTTGTAATCTCCGCGCAGCAGTTTGAGGGTCAGCTTGCCGGTTTCGAGGTCGGCATACTGAACCGCGCCCACATGGTCGAGGATCTGCTGCACAAACGTGTCCAGGCCATCCTGGCGGTTGTAGCGGAAACATAAACCGAAACCTTCGTTAAACAGCGTGTCGGCAGCAGCACGGTAGCTGTCGAGGTTCAGGTCATCTGCGAGCGACAGCTGACGCCCCCAGTCGCGGTTAGTGGCACATTCTACAAGAATATGGGCCGGGTTCATCGCATGAATGGCCCGCAGGTTGGCGATCTGCCCGGGAAGGAGGTCGGCCTCATCATCTATCTGAGACTCCGTATTCTCCAGCAGGATGGTGGCTTTCTCCGGGTACCAGACGTCACCGTCCCAGCCTTTGGTGGTGCGACGAACGCGGTATAACCATGGTTTGGGGCTGGCGCTGTAGCAACTGACCAGACCGCTGAAAAAGGTGGTCACCACGCCACGAAACCCCGGCACCACCCCCGTCAGCAACTTCAGTAGCGATGCCGGGGGTACCTGATCCGGTTCGCCCATCATGATATCGAGCTGACCCTGTATGCCTCCCTCACCGCCGGTATCATCGCCGCCGAAGAGGCCGGGTTTGTCGATGTACACCGAGGTGCTGGATGATATCTGCCCCGGGGTACCGGCAAAGACCGTCTTTTTATCGGCCATAATCGACACAATCTCATTGATCGGACCGCGCCCCAGTCCCGCCTGCACATCCCAGGAGTACCGGTAGCCGACCGTGACTTTTTTCGAACCCTTGCCACCACCGCCCATCTATTTTTCCTCCTTTTGAGCCTGCAGTTGCGCGAGTTCGACAACCCGGATGGCCAGCGCATCGCCGGTCGCCAGCAGCGTCTGCGAATCAATCCCTCCGTCACGCAGGAAGGCCTGCAGGTCGAGATGGTGGCGGGCAAAAAAGGCCCGCAACCCCCATGCACAGCCGCCACCGGCGCGAATATGTTCCATAGTGATCAGCATCGTGCCCCCTTATTTTTTGATGGCGTCATAGCGGTAATTGCCGTACCCCAGCACGAACCAGTCAGCGGTCCAGCAGTCGCCAAAGAAGACGCACTGCGGGGTGCCTTCGTCCGGCATGGGCATGCTCCAGTCATCCTCAGTAGCAGCCTCCGGCGTGGAGTTTTTACTTTTCGGGGCCAGCGCGGTATTGAGGACATATGAGGCAACCAGCACCGCCACAAATTTCGCGACCGCAGCCCAGCTAAACGGATCCACAGGGACCTCCTAAAACAGTTTGATAGTGGTATACGGTGACTTGCCCGGCATATGCGGCTGGCCACCGTAGTTGAGATGGTTGGCAAACTTGCTGTTGCAGGTGGCAATCGTGCGGTCACAGCCCGGATAGAGCGTGACGGACTGTCCGACCTGCAGGCCGGTGGTGCCGCCAAACAGGTGCAGGGTATTGCCGTCCTGTGACCGCAGGCCGCGCCGCTCGGTATAGCCGTTACGGTCGAACTCAATGAAACCGCCAGAGAACCAGTCACTGGCAAGGCCACCAGGCAGATTCGCGGTCACGGAGGAGCCGTCGAGGGCGGTGACCACCACGCCACTGACTGCAAACTGCAGAGGACTGACCCGGCAGTTATGGTCGTACAGCGCATACGGACACTGACGTCCCCAGGTGAGACGGAGTCCGACTCGGGAAAATGTGCTGGCCAGACTGATGGTGATCAGCTTGCAGGATTCAATCTGCTCACGTTTGACGCTGCTGATTTCCCCGATCCAGACCACCCGGAACTCGCCGGATGTATCCGTTGCGTGCCAGCGTATGACCCGGACCCTGACAGCCCGTGACGGTGGCGTGGCACGAAACAGCAGCGCCACCGGATTACTGGCCGGGACGGTGATATCCATCCCGTCACCGCTGCCGGAACTAAGTCCGCTGTTGCTGATGGCTTGTGCCTCCCAGACCTGACCGGCAAAGTCGATATCTTTGTCGGCGTTGCTGTAACGCCAGAACAGGCTGTCGCCCAGCCGGAACTCATACAGCGTCAGCGGCTGACCATCAGCGACAGAATATTCAAACTCACTCCAGCTCATCACGTACTCCGGTAAAAGTGGTGGCGACCCGGGCCACGCCGTCGGCGTCGGTCACATGCTCCCAGGACAGGCTGTCGGTGTCCTGGCGGGCCAGGGTCATCAGGGAAATTGACACAATCTGATGCTGACCTGCAGTGATAGCGTCGCCGTCAAGCGCAAGACGCTCTGCACCGCTGACCAGACTTACTGCAGTGATGCGGCGATAATGCCGGGTGCCATCCGTTAGCAGAATGCTGATATCCCGTCGACCCGGGCGGATGCCCAGTTCAGTAAAACCCGCCTCGACAACGTCAACAGAATGGCCGCTGATGGAGGACGTCGGGGAAAAGTCCAGTGTCTGCCCGATCACCCATATCGGGCGCTGACGTCCACGGAGGTACCACAGAAGCTGGCGCAGGGAGGTCTGCGCCGGACGGTTGAGGGTGAACCAGCCGTGCGTCTGCCGCCAGAACGGACGACCTGCAGTATCAATGCGGAATGGCACGCTGCTGCCGTTATCCAGCTCACGGATCAGCGGCTGATAGCTGCTGCTGACCGACTCACCCCAGTCGGTTTCGGACTCAAGCACCGGATGGCCACGGTACTGTGTGAGCACCGGCGCATCGCTGAAGGGATTGTGCTCTGCGATGCGGAAGCGCACCTGCACGGTCGCCGCCGTATCGGTGAGACGGGACAGCGACGGCGGCTCTGTCAGCACCGCCGGACGTACCGGATACACCAGCGAGCCTGCAGGCCAGCTGTCGGTCAGCGGTGCAGCCAGTTGCAGGGAGTCACTGGTAATACCGACGACCGTGAGCATCCGGCTGGTTGCATCAGGGGATTCATCGGTTTTCAGCAACACTGTTCCACCGGCGGTAAAGTCACGCCCGGCAGTTGGTATGGAAATCTCGGTCGCGCCACTGGATACCGCAGCCGGCAGCGCAAAAACGTCCGGATACACCGGCATGGCCCATGTGCCGGCACAACCCTGCCAGAGCATATTTTCAAAACGCTGACGGCCCGTGTCATGCACCAGTGTTGTGAACTCAAACGTCCGGCGTGGTGAAAGTCGACGGGAAATCCGCTGCTCTGCGCCGGTCGGCGACTGCAGAACATCAGTCTTCCACTCCAGCGTCTCGGTCACGCCACGGGACCAGTCGGGGTCAGCCAGCCAGGGGAATAACGTCGTCATTTATTCAGCCCCAGCCATTGTTTCAGAGTCGGAACATTTGCTTTCAGCTGTGTGGTGTACACACGCTGACCCGCCAGCGTCAGCGCTCCGGCGGTATAGGCGTCACCGGCATCGAAGAGAAGTTGCTGTTGCAGGCTGACAGGTTGCTGTGATGCAACCGATGGCGTGGCCATTGCGGTTTCAGGCACCGAGGCTGGAACCGGCATATTCTGCGCCGGAATGCCCGCAAGCCCGCCGGTCGCATGACGAGCACGAGGGAGCCAGCCCTCAAGCGCTGCCATACCGTGGCGGTTGTAGTCATGAAGGAACGCAAGAGCACCGGGTTGCTGGACCACAGACGCCCGGACAACATATTCCTTATCCGATAACATCGCCGGGATGCTGTCGGATGTGGTGCTCCCCGGGCCGCGAACCTGACCACCGTCCGCCGCAAAGACACTGGCCAGACTGCCGAGCAGACCGCCGACACCGCCACTGCTACCGACAAGAGCTGAAGTGGCCATTTGCGCCAGTTGCTGAGAGGCCAGCTGCGCCATACTGTTGATGATTGTGAGGGCGAGGTTTTTCACCGCATCACGGAGGTTCATCGTTCCTTTGGCCAACCCCATCAGGGAACTCTCAATGCCGCTCTGCAGACCGTCGCGAAATGCCTGCGTCAGCTCATGGCCCGCCTGGTTCAGCTTGCCGAGCTGCTCTTCCAGCTGGCGGATCATTTCCCGGATTTTGTCGCCTGCTTCACCCGGTGCGTTGGCCAGCTCCTTCAGTTGCGGGAGGTAGCCCTTGATTTTATCGCCCACCTCCTGGTGGAGGGAAACAAGACGCTGCCGCCCCTGAATTTCGCTGAGCAGACCGCCCTGGACCTGTGCCTGAATGCTGGTTTCCTGCTGGGACTGATACGTGAACAGGTCGTCCAGCTGTTTTCTGAGGTCATCGACGCGGATTTTGGTTTCAGCGACCGGCAGCAGTTTGTCGAGCCAGTTCAGCCCCTGCGTGTTCCCGCTGGCTTCAAACTCACGGCGCAGATCGGAAACGCGATTACGCAGCTCCAGCATCGATGCGCCAGCGGTGTCACCGGTATCGCGCATGTACTCCAGCTGCAGCTGGAGGTTCTGGCCCTTGAACTCCTGGGCGGTGATGGCAGCGTTCGCCGCTTCGGCCTGGCGGCGCTGTTCGGCGGTCAGGTTCCGGGTCGCTATTTCCTGTGCGCGGGTGGCCGCAGCCCCCTGGGTACGTTTTGATGCCTGGTCTTCAAGCTGTTTGACGAAGTTCTTATTGGATGTTTCCTGCTGTTTCGCCTGCGACTGTGCTTCTTTTGTCGCTTTGTTGGCCTCATTGGCGGCATCAATTTTTTTAGCCAGCGCCCGGGCTTCATTCTGCTGGGCTTTAGTCGCTTCGGAGAGGGAACCATTGCGGATTTCCGCCTCGACCCGATCCAGTTCGGTGATGGCTTTTTTCTGGTTCAGCGTCTGCTGCAGTTGTTTGTTGTACTGTTCGACCTTCTGGCCAGATTTATCCAGTGCTTTGGTATCGGTATCCCACTGCCCGCCAGAGAAGTTTTTACCGTCGGTGGACGTGACGCCTCGGGACTGAAGCATGTCCCGACCGCCAGCGCTCTTCCACAACGTTTCATAGTTCTTACGAATTTCCTCTACCGCGTCGGCTTCTTTTTCCACCTCTGAACGATTGCCTTTCCAGAGTTTCTGGAGTTTCTCGGCTGCAGCAATGCTCTCGGCATCGGTTTGTTTACGCTTTGCTTCGGCGGCTATGGCTTTTTCTTCAGCCTGTTGCTTTTCTTTGAGTGCAGCCAGATCCTCTTTGTATCGCTTCACTGACTCCTGGTATTCACGAGGCTGCATGGCAACCTCTGTATCGCTACCAGCAGCTGCAATTTTGGCTTCTAATTCCTTAATTTTAACTGTCAGCTCATCAGCCGGAGTATCCAGCCCAAGTGCACCACCGGCTTTATCTTTAAACGATTCCCATGCACCAGTGGCCGCAATTTTCACATTATTCCATGCTCTCGCCGCCCGGTTGAGCTGTTGCTCCATTGTGCGAAGACGTTCTTCGCTGGCCTTCTTAAACGCCTGAGAGGCCAGCTCAATCGCTTCTTCTTTTCGCCCCTGGTCTTCCAGACTCTGGATACGTTGATAGGTTTCCAGATCCAGAAAATGATATTGCTGGTTGGTATTGGCAGCCCATGACGTCGCGCTGTCGCTCATTTTAAGGAAGCTAGAAACAACCTGATCAGCCGATTGTCCAGAGAGTTCGGCCATCAAAGATGCCGCCTGAGCCACAGACGTCAGTGTTTCACCCGTAAACCGACCACTGCTGACCAGTCCGTTGAGAATATCGCGAACCTGGCTGTAATTACCGCGCAGCTGGCCACCCTGTTGTGTCATCTGCTCCAGTTCGCCGGAGGTCACACCGGCATAGTTGCCGGTTTTCTGGATTGAGCGATTGAACTCCTCCTGGTCATTCATCGCCGAAACTGCTGCAATACCGATGGCGGCCAGGATACCCGCCACGCCACCCATCGCGATGCGGGCCGGGGTGATCACATCGAGCAGCGCCCGGAAGGTATTGCCGATGCCGCCAAACGAGTCCTTGATTTGTCCGCCTTGCTGAATGGCCACCATCCAGACAGGCATCCCGCTGGCCAGCGAGGTGACGACGTCGGTTATCTGCATCGGCAGGTAGCGCATGGCCTGCGCATACTGACCTGCACTGATGCCGCCTTTGCTCATTGCGGCGTTCTGGTCGGTAATCTTCTGGATAAAGGGGGCGGCTTCTGCCGAAATACCCAGCTGAGCAGCCTTGTACTGCAGCAGCTCGGCAGTGGTCAGGTTCAGAGTCTCGGCCTGTTCGCGCAGCCGGTTGATGAACTGTTCTTTGGCGGTAGCGGCCTGGGCTTCTGCCTGTGCCGCTTCCCGGGCGGCAGCCGCTTCTTTACGGCCAGCATCAGTTGCCGCCCAGGCGGATTTTTCCACCTGCAGGCGCAGTTCGTTCAGACGCGACGAGTACTGCTCGAAATCATCATCGCCCACGAGACCCGCGCCACGGAATGTGCTTAGCTGTTCCTGCATATCATCCAGTCGGCCATATGCGGCGACCACCGGATCGATACGGTTGACCAGAGCGGCCAGTGCAGCCCGCTGGGCATCAATATCTGCCGTGGTTCCGTCCATACCACTCTGAAGCGACCCCATTTCTGCCCGGGTGCGGGCGATGGCTGCCTGATATCCGGCATAATCTGTCGCCGCCTGCTGAACGGCATCGCCGGTCTGTGACGCAGCAGCAGCGGCACTCTGTTCCGCCTGTGCCTGGCCACGAGCTGATTCGGCGACGTTTTCCTGTGCCCGGGCGGCGGTATCGAGTTTCTGTGAACTGCCTGTGGCCGCAGTGCCAACGTCTTCCACATCTCCGGCCAGCCCCTGCAGCGCACGGCTGGCATCCGCAAGGTCAGCGCGGATTTTCAGCATCAGATTGAGGGTGGAGTTATCGGCCATGACGCACCTGTATATAAAGGAAGAAAAAGCCCCGAAGCCACGATCAGGATTTCAGGGCATTCACCCGCTGAGTGGCGGTAGTGCCACCGGCAAACGCGGCATTGACGTCAAATACGCGGTCAATGCACGCCTGCCGGTGTTGCCGTAGCGCTTCGCTGTAATACAGCGTCAGCTGGCGGAGGGTGTAGTGACCGAGTCTGTCCGGGTCGTGTCCGGCCCGGATGAGGGTTGCGAAGATGCTGCCGAAGCCGACAATTTCGCCCGTGTTGCCCTGATGGTTTCCAGCCGGACGACAGCGTTCATAAAAAAACGGCGGTTCTGGGTCCACCACCAGTCCAACAGAGTCTGCCCCTCACCGGCGGGCAGCAGCGCCACCCACTGAACAGGCTGGTCCACAGAGCAGGCGATGAGTTCAGGGATATCACCGGCGTGCTTTCGCAGCACGGCTTCGATCTCTTCAATCAGGGGCCACGGTGTCTGCATGACCTCTGCCAGGCTGTGGGTGAGCGCATCCAGCTTGTCGCCCAGCTGCAGCATGTCCACCAGGGTATATTCGCGGATAACCAGCCCCCGTCCCGCAATGGTGATATTGCGGGTCGAGAGCAGCACGCTCAGCTCGTCTTCGGTATCGGCGGGTTTCGGCTTGCTCATGCGACAGGCTCCGCAACATCAATGACGCGGCCAAAGCGACCGATAGTCGGGTCGTCCGGACGGGCATTGTCATACAGCATGGTGGAGGTGGTTTCCAGCCCGGCCAGCGAGGTATCTCCCTGAATCAGTGCCAGTGCGGCGGCAGGAGAAAAGGAGATTTTATACAGCTCCAGAATCTTCGCCGCACCGCCTTCTGCCAGGTTGATCCCCTCGAAGCGCAGGCAGAAATCCCCCGGCTGCTCCGTGAACAGCGTGGTATTGACGGAGCCCGCAAATTTATAGTTCACGGACGGCGCGGTCGCCTGGGCAGTGAGGTAGGTGACAGCCCCATAGGTGTAATCCACCTCGTAATCGGTCCCTTCCACCAGTGCGCCAATCACCACGTCGCTGACGCGCTGATGGTTCAGAATATGGCGCTCACCGGCTGTGATACCCGCCGGATGCAGCTCGGCGGTGACGGTGCCTGCCGGGATAACAACTTGCTCACCGTACATCACGACAGCAAGGTTCTCAGACGACAGCTCATGCCACGTGGAGGTCAGCGTACCGTCCTTGTTGGTGATAAAGCTGCGAACTGTGCCACGCTGCCCGGAGTAAGACTCTTTGTGGCTGAGGCGCTCGACCGTAAGGGCCAGCGACAGAGCTGACACATCGCCAACCCAGCGGAACGCCCCGGGTTTCCCGTTGGCCTGACGACGCGCCAGATACACTTTCCCCTGGCCGTAGTAGTAGGTTTCAGACTGTGCCATTATCTTCCGGCTCCTGTTGTTTTTGTTTACCACGGCTGCTCTGCACGTCGCTCACGACCGGCAGTACAACCTCGATGACGTTATGCTCCCGGAGCCAGGTGGCCTCGGTATCGCTGACGGTGAGGGTTTCACCAGCTGCAAGACGTTTTCCCGCGTGGGTGTGCGGCTGCAGCAGTTTTACTTCTGGCATCGTCTGCCCCCAATTACGTGATTGACCTGGAATGTGTCCATCCACAGCAATGTGCCGCCGTCATAGTCCAGAATGTCGCCCTTTAGCCACTGGATACCGATGGTTGCAAGCTTGCCGGGCACCCAGCCAATCAGTTGCTCACGAATCTGGCCTATCAGCGGGCTGATTTCATGGGTCAGACCGTCGGCCCCCTGACCATAGTTGCGCACGGCAACGGCCACACCGAAGACCGCCTCGGCAACCTGTGCCCGACTCCCGTTCCCCGGAACACCGCGCTCAGGCCCCATCAGCACATAAGCGCCAGGCATCGCAAAATCTGACAGCACCTGTACCTTGCTGTATTCGACGATGGTGCCGAGGAAGCTCAGCGGGGACGGCGTCAGTGGCTGCAGGCGCTCGACGATCAGGCTGATGGAAAACGGTTCGCTGCTCATTTTCCGAAGTCCCTCAGTGAATCCATGCTGAACGTGCGGCCAGGGCCATCCACCATCGGCGGACCGCCAGCAGGTTTTTGCGTGTCGGTCGCGCCGAGGCTGAATTTGCCGTTGGCCAGCTGCTCCATGAGTTTCATCGCATCGCGGTAATCACGGACAATCGGGTCTGTCCGTTCATCAGAAATGCGGTGCTGATGCAGTTTGTAGCGCACGACGGAGCGGCCCCAGCTGCTCAGAATCGGGTGGACCTTAACAAGCGGCAGGGTGTAACCACGCTGACGGAGATAACCGTCAATCAGGTTCTGGGCTTCTTCCACCGCACCGCCAATGCGCTCTACCACCTCAAGGGCCACTGCCACTTCAGCAGGTGGCCATGACGTGGTCTCTTCCCCACGTAACACAGCATCCAGCAGCTCCGGTCGGGCCGGAGGCTTGCCCGGAAGCTGTGTCACTTGAGACAGTTCGACCGCACCCGGGCGGTCAGCCAGCTCAGCAAGGGAGATATACCAGGTCACAGCCATCACTCGCCTCCGCTTATGCCGACACGGCATTCTGGAAGAAGTACCCGCAGTCGCCAGCCACAATCAGCTCACGCACGGACTCGCCGACGCGGACACGCTGACCACCGCGCATCCCCATATCCGGATCAGGAATTGAGCCAGCCACGCGGGAGCCAAACTGCGCGGTAAAGCCGAAGGTCACGCCACCCTGCGTGTCGGCAAGCAGATTGCGATAGATAAAAGCAGCATGGTTTGCCCAGGCACGTACAAGCACCGGCTTCTGACCCGGTCGGGCGATATTGACGAACGCAGAACCTACGATAATCTCGTCCAGCTCAAGCAGGCCGCGAAGAAAGTCCAGAGGTACAAGGCCATCTTCGCCCAGAGTGCCGTTATAGGCTTTCACGACCGACGGGTTCTGCCGCAAGGCTGTTGCAGTAGAGCGGCCCAGCACCGCTACATTTGGGCGCATAATCATCTTGTCGAGAGCAGTAACAATTTTCTTAATTGGTTTACTCGCGTCGTTATTCCACTGGTCAGCAGTGGCCAGGTTTTCTTTATTACCGACAGGATAATTTGCCGGGTTAAACACTTCTTTACTGGTGCGAACTTCGCGGTCGAGCATGATGATGTCGGACACACGCTCAGTGGCCCGGCCCAGCGGGTCGTAATTAGCCGGAGCGTTATCGATATCGGACTGAGGAACCGGTGCATCAAGAGCATAATCGTTGGTAGAGGAGGTCTCATCCTCTGCATCAAACTCGATCTGATTAGGCTGTGACGTCCGCCCTACGGTGGTAGTCGGCACAGTGAAGCCCTGACCGAGATCGAACTTCCACCATTTGAATTCTTGTTTTCCCACCGGCACGCGTGGTAACACGCTGTCGGCAATCAGGGAGAGGTTACGGTACCCGATCGCAATTGCTGTGAGATGAGGGACGATAGGAAACGATGCTTTGGACATACTGTTAAACTCCTGAAAAGGGCCGGTGAGACCGGCCATAATGTTAATGGCCGATTACTTAGGCTGCCGGAAGTTTGCCCGGTGCAATCCACACAGAACCGAGATCGTCTTCCGCACCGTCATATTCGGCAAAGCCGAGATAGAACTGGCCTGCGGTGGCCGGGACAGCACGACCCTCGGCATCAGCGGTCAGCGGGTCACCGGCGACAATGTCATCGCCATAAATAACCGGCGTCAGCTGGCTGCGGACCACGTCAGCAGGTTCCCCGATGCTGGCAGCAACAAGGGTGGTGACGCCGATAATCAGCTTGCTGCCATCGACGGCCAGGGTGATTTCATCCGGCACCGTACCGTGCGTGACCATACGACGCGCGGCCAGTGCCACTTCTGCTTTATGGCAGGTGATCAGACCCGGAATATTCATTTCTGGGCTCCTTTCGTCACGTGGTTAACGGCATCCGTCATGGAGATGGTGCGCCCGTTTTTTGCCTGTTCCGCCTGATAACTCTGGGCGGCAGTGGCCAGCGCGGAGGCATCGGCGAAATCGACCGGTTCATCAGCCGTCCCGGATTTTTCACTGAAATCCACGACAGCGGGTTTGGTGCTGAGGATCTCGCGCAGCAGCTCTTCGGGGGTTTTGCTGACAGTGGCGTCGCCTTCGGAGAAGGAAACCGGCTCCTGAGACAGGTTTACCAGCACTTCCACAACGGAATTTTTCTGGCGTGGCAGCAGGCGACCTGATTTCACCAGACCATCTGCAAAACCCACAATGGCGGTGCGTCGCTCCAGTGCCTTTTGCTTAATCGCTGCCTCTTCAGCCACGCGTAATTTGTTTTCACGCTCTTCCAGCGCGGCTTCACGCTCGGCGAAATCCGCCGCCGTACTGGTGGTCTTTTTGTTCGGGTCCACATTTGTCTCCTCGGCATATGCCAGTGGTGAGATGGATGACTGACGGTCATCAGTGGCGGAGTCCAGAATTGACTGGATGCGCCACTGAGGAATGATGGAGTCGGCTTTTTCGATGCTGCCTTCCTGGATCATCCAGTCACGAAGCGACTGAAACAGGCTGGCCAGGTTGTCGGCCTCCCACGGCAGGGCAAATTCCAGCGGGCCGTTATCGCCGCTGGTCTCTGCGAACTGCGCATCAGGGAGTCCTTTGACGCCAGGAGGGACAGCCCCCAGGAAACCAACGTGGCGGGCATAGTAATGACCGGGTTTCGGGTTGCCGGGGCTGTTAGGTTGATAAATGGAAAGGGAGCGTTTTTTATAGCTGCCCGCGTTGAAGGCTTCCGCAAATGCCGGATTCACCTGACGCGGTGCGGCATAGACGATGCCGTCACGGTACTCGAGGCGTTCAGCCCAGCCATAAGCCGGTGCGGTCAGGCTCGGATGCCCGATGACAAACGGGGCTTCCGATACGGAAGGGTCGTAGCTGTTGGCCAGATCGATGCAGTTCTCCGGCGTGAAGGTGATGGTCCGGCCATCCATCGCGGTGTGGGTGCCGGGGGCAAAAACCGCAAGTGTCGCTTTAGCTGTGCTCGTCGTCATGGCTTTCGTCATTCTGGTTGTCAGGGGTTATGGCGACATCATGACGAAACGTGCTCAGGGGGTAATCTGCCCACGGGCAGATAAAAATGAGGTGGAAGGTGAATCGGAGGGCCAGCGCGGGGGAGGAACAGGGCCGGGAACCGTATTAAAACGTATTATAATACGGGTCGCCAGCGTGGATTGCGTCATCGTAGCCAGGCGACCACCAGAACGCGTTACAGGGCGTCTGACGACGACATCAGTTAAACGCCCCCTGAAGGTAGTTTTTCGCCATATCGATAAGGGTTGCCCCCTCGGACTTTGACACCCCCAGCCACGGGCGGGCCTCAATCTTAATTTTGTAGGCCGGAATAGTATGCCACTGTGCAAAGTTCGACTTGCTCTTTCGAACAAACTGATTGTCGATCTCGCCGTCTTTTTTCTGGCGGTAGTACGCCTGCTGACTACGCGCAGCGATTTCGATGGTACCGCCAAACTGGTGAATGGCACCGTAGACCCGGTCCGTACCGAACAACAGCTCATCGGCGTTGACCTGCCAGCGTAGCGTGTTACGCAGATAGCCATCGCGGGTCAGTACCTTATCCTGATTCTTTCGCTTGCGAATACGGTAACGGGAAGACAGCTCTTTCCACGGGACGCCTGCAGGTGATTTCTGGTCACGAAAACGCTGCTGATGGAATTCCAGCAGCCGTTCACCCATCGACCGCAGCAACGGCTCCGGGCGCATCAGCTCCGACTGTGCATCCCAGAGCTTCGCCAGTGTTTCCTGGTAATCTAACGTCAGCGTCACACCCGACATCGTCAGTCCTCCCGCGACCACAGCTTGATACCCTGGCGCAGAGACTGCAGCAGCGTATCGTCAGCTGAAATATTCCCGGCCCAGCCATCGCGGCCCGTGGCGAACACCACCGACAGAGGGTCCGCTTCACCTTCCTGCTGCAGGCGTGCCAGATAATAGCGCCTCACCAGCGACTGTTGCTCTTCCGGCAACCAGACAATCTGGGCCCAGATTTCGTCGGGGTTGTGGATGGTATCGGCCAGCTGCAGTGCCTGTGCCAGCGTCAGGGGTATCTGGCCTTGGCCCTCCGGCGACGCGAACATGTCGCTGCCAATGGCAATACGCTGGCCCGTCGGGTCCCGGAACGCCGCATCACGATCAGCGGTCGCGCCGAACAGCTGCAGGAACGCATCCACAGGGTCGGTCTCGCCTTCAGGTACCGGAGCCGGACGCGGAGCAGACAGTGGCGCAGGTTTGGCCGGGGCTTCGGCGACCGGCGTGAACGGACCGTCTCCGACCGGACTGCCGCCACGGGGCGGAGGCACTTCGCTGAAATACCGGCTGCGGCCCGGGGTGTGCTCAAACCCCGGGTCGATCCCCTCTGGCACAATAACGGTCCTCGGACCGCCCGGGCTGCGCTGACCAATCACACGGGCAATGAATTTGATGGGGGGAGCAGTATCCGGACCTTCTTTGCCCATCCGCTTCAAATCGTCTTCGGTCCGGGCTATCACACTGCACTGACAACCCCAGGCATTGATCGGGAAGTGGTATATCCACCACGGGTCGTCTGCCCGCAGCACCATGCCGTTCCATCCCAGATGGTCCTGGCGCGGATGCTCAACCACATCGCTGTGGACGTATTCCCAGTACGGATGCGTATCGCGCATATCCATCAACTGCTGGTAGCGCCCGGCCATGTAAGAGCTGCGCAGGTTGGTCTCGTAGATGACACGCGATCGCCACTCAAATCCGCCGTTATAGCTCCAGCCGTAGCGGGCCACGATGGCCGCGAAGTCCTTGCGGAAGGTTTCCAGCGTACCACCGTCAAGACTTTTCTCGACTGCGGTACGCAGATCTGCCAGCAGGTCATCCCGGTTGGCCCCGGCCACCATAAACTCATTGTCATGGGCGGAGCCGTAGACCTCCGCCCATGCATCGGTCTTCGTGTTGAACTTGCGACGGAAGAAGGCGATCTGCTCGCTGAACGGCAGCGAGCCATAGCTGACATTACCGGCCATTCATTTCCTCCAGCAGATCATTGCGTCCCGCCAGCGCGGCAGCAGACATCGCGTCGCCCAGAATCCGGGCATAGTCATCAAGCGACATATCGGGTATCAGCGCGGTCAGTCCGTCACGCAGCTCATCGGCAGTTTCAGCACTGTCAACCAGCGCTTTTATCTGATTAATCCAGCTGTCCATAACGGGGCGTAGCTCCGTATTGAGGCGACCGGCCATCAGCATGGCGGTATCGTTATGGCCCGGCTCATGCTCCGCAAATGACGACGGCGCAGCCGCCCGGGGAACAGATAATACCGGCTCAGGCTTCGGCTCCCACTCACCGCCGTAGGTCTTTTTAATGGTTGCCAGCGTCGGACGATAGCCGGTGGTCTCGCTGATGGTTTTGTCGCGCTCAGCCCGGTCTTTCAGGTCTTCCGCCTCTTCGAAGACGCGGGACACCACCGGCACTGCTGCATCGGGGAAGTTAAACTCAGTAAACCATTTACCCGGGCCACGATTCCAGGATTCGCAGATCACGTCGGCATCGGCCTTGACGATGGAATCCAGCACCTTATCCTGCAGGGACTCGTTACCGCCAATGCCTTTTGCCGCACCGCCGGAGCTGGAGATCTGGCCAACCGTCACACGACGGATGGCCTCATTCATGGCAGTGTAAAGCGCCTGGTAATCCGCTGCGCCTGAACGGGCAGCGGACAGTAACTCAACAGTCATGCCATCGGGCATAACGACGCCGCTGTCGGTCGAGATCGCCCGGGTCAGTGCGAGCAGGTTACGCTTCTGCTCAGGCGTAGCCCCTTCGGGATGTTTCCCGGCGACGGTGGGCATACCGAATTTGTCCAGGAAGATCAGCCAGAACTTGATATCGTTACGCTTGAAGAATGTCGGCCAGTACAGCCAGTGGGCCAGTCCGAGCCCATAAGGCTCATCATCATGATCTGCACCGGTGGAAAATGACCAGAAATACGGCCCCTCGCAGGGCTCACCGGCCATCATGTTCTGCGGGGTCAGCAGGCGCAGTTCGCCTTTCGGGCTGAAGCGGAAGCGGCGACGGTCGCGGACCTTAATGTCATCGATCCACAGTAAATTATCCCGGACACCATAAATCAGCTCTGAGACCGCATAGCCATAGAACACGCCATAATGCATCAGACGGGTGATGCGGTCGAAGCCCAGCGCGTCTATCTGCTGGCGCATGGCGTCCGCCGCCTCGATATCCACCGGACGTTCGCCACCGGCCTCGACCTTAATTTCGCGGGATATCAGCGCATCCTGTCGCTGGCTAAAGGCTGACTTGACCTCATCGTCACTCAGTACCTCACGGTAAATCTTCAGGTCAGGCGCACCGCGATGCTGCAGAACGCTGTCATCAGATAACGCCAGCGCACCGATCCACGGGCGTGTAATATCACGCCCGTCACCGGTGGAGGCAAACTCGCGCCCCAGCTCCGGGCGCGGTGTGGATGGCTGTGATGACACCCGTCTGTTTTGTTTTTTGCGACTCACAGGAATCCTCCAAAGTCATTAATGCCACGTACGGTACCGAATCCGGTGTCAGTGATTTCACCGGCGCTTCTGCTGTCGCCGAAGCCTGACAGCACGCGGAAAATGTCGCGCTCCCCGGTGGATTCAAACGCTATCTCAGTAGCCAGATTCAGAGCGGCATAGTTGGCTAGACAACCGGCAATCGCCGTATCGCCGTGACGCACCAGTTCGGGGTCCTTCAGGTCTTTTTTCTCCAGGCTGGCCACCATCGGTACACCATCGATGTTTTCCACTGCCCGCAGGTCCTGCGCCGTGTTCTCATCGCGCGGCAGGGTGATCATGCTGTCCTCAAACAGGCCGGTAAATTTCGGCATCCAGAAGCCGTACCACTTGCGGTTCAGGGTTATTTCGGCGATACGCGGACGACCGTAGCGGTCAGCGGTATACTCGGCCAGTACCATCCCCGGCCCGGTGGCATCCATCGCACCGCCTGACTGACGGGGAAGATGCTCGATAAGCCAGAACAGGATTTGCTGCTGTAGCGCTGAGGGCACGTTGTTCAGCTCCAGAAGGAACGGCACATCTCGACACAGGTTCTGCATGATGGCCATCGGTACGATGGAGGAAAAGTGACGGTGGCGGGCGAAGTCCATACCAAACACGTGACGCAGCTCCGGGTTCAGGGTCTCTGCCATCACCGGGCGCAGCTCCCTGTCAATCCAGTCATTACCCCATGCGGCACGTTCCGCCTCTGTCATATGGATAAAATCATCATCCAGCGCGAGACGGATGACGGGCCGTTCTTCCGGCATGGCCCGTTCGATCCAGACCCCGGGAATACAGATACCGTTACCGTCACGAGGGATGGCATCCAGTTCCTCACGCATCGCTGCCTTGCGGGGGCCATAGGCGTTGCGGATGCGGTTATACCAGGTTTTTTTCCCCTCGACGGTTGCCGCTTCGCCCTTCATCGCGCAGACCCGCTCGTACAGGCCGTTCGTCACTGCATCATCGAAGGTGATACGTAACACGGCGGCATCGTCACCGTAGCGCCCCTCTTCGATATCCTTACAGAACTGGTGGAAGGGGTTATTTTTGCCGTTCTCTGAGCTGATAACCACAATACGCCCGCCCCAGATAAGCAGCGCTGTTGCCGCATCCAGTACGCCCTGCACATCCTGATGGAATGCCGCCTCGTCGATTACCACCACGCCCTGCAGACCACGGATGTTGGCAGGTCGGGAAGAGAGTGCCGCTACCTGAAACCCACTGGCGAAGCGGACACGATAGGCCGCAATCATCCGGGTATTGCCCTGTTCGTCCTGGTCTTCGAAGAGGAACTCTTCAATAGCTGAGACGTCCTGCGCCTGCTGGGCCGCGATGACGCGGGCAAACTTGGCCACGTAGCCGATGAACTCCAGACCTTTCTCTTTGGTGTCGCCGATGTAATAGACGTTATCGCCGCCAGCCACTTTCTGGGCACCGGCGATCAGAGTGGAATTCAGCCCCCATGCGAAGGTAATGCCGGTACGTCGCCCCTTCGGGATAGCCAGAATGGACACATCAAATTTGAGGCATTCGACCTGGTGGGCCATCAGCACACCGTCGGCAAACGGGTTGAAGCCAAACGGGATTTCCCGGGCTCGCGCCGGAAGCTCGTCCCATTCAACGGTACGGATGGTGGACGCTAATGGTTTCATCACTTGATCCCCAGGACGCGCTCGCGCCAGAACTGCACCTGGTCTTCACTGAGCCCCTGCGCCCGGGCGGTCTCTTTAAGGTTCTCTTCCTGCTCGCGCAGCAGACGCTCGCGGGCGGCACGCTCAATCTCCTTGCGTTCGTCGAGGCTGGCTTTGCGGGACTGCAGCACGTCTTTTGCAGCCCGTGCGAGGTGGCGCACGGTATCAATATCCGGGTCAGCTTCCTGCTGGGCGGTAAACGCCGCGTGAGTGGTAAGCGTGGTGACAGCCTGAACCATCAAGGCACCGGCGCGTTCGTCGGGGTTTTCGCCCAGCTCACTGACCAGCAGGCGAGCCATCTGGTCCTGCTCGCGCATACGCCCGACCATTTCGCCAAACGTCTGCTTATAGCGGCCCAGCGCACTGCGGCTGGGGGCATCTTCGCCCGGAAAATGCTCGTGGATATCAGCCAGCAGCTCGTCGAGCGTCATGCGATCTTCACGCAGGCGGCGCTCGATATGAGCGCGAACATCAGTTTCCAGGCGGTGAATCGTCGACTTTCTCCCCATATCAACCTCCCGCGCCAGGGCGTTTTACCCCTGGCACGATAGCCCTGCCAGCAGCAACATCAGCGCCGCGTTCGGTCAGCCGGGCAACCAGCACCGTTTCAATATCCTCAACCGTCACCAGCCCTTGCTCTTCCAGCCAGCGCAGTTCTGATTTGACCACATCACGGCTGGGCGCATGGCCATAGCGTGTCAGAGCCTGGTAAATGACAGAACTGTTGGAGCTGTAGCTTGGCATTTCAGACAGAAAACGCAGCATGACAAGGCGTTGGTCCTCACGCAAAAAACTGGCAAAATTCATGGGTCCTCCGTTATTTCTTCTGCAGCAGATAGGTTTCGATGTTCTCAGTGCGACGATAGGTCGCAGCCATCTGTTCCTGCATTCCGGTCATCTGGGCTTCAGTGCGGCTCAGTTTTGCGATGAGTTCGGTGATCTGCGACTGTGTTGGCACCGATTTAATCTGCGCCTCAACGGTGGTGATGCGGGTGCGAAGCTCAAGCAGCTCTTTCTGGCTGGCCGACTGGCGGCCAATCAGCCAGGTATAAACACCGACCACAGCCATCACCACCCATTGCAGAAATGCCCAGTCAAATCTCAGTTCATTTATTCCCACAGCTACCCTCCTGGGCACATTTGATCACTTCAACCAGTTGACCGGCGCAGAGGCCGTACTGGTCATATAACTGCTTCTGCGCTACCGCGAGATCGTCCATGCCGTTACTGACCGGATATACCGGGCGAGGACACGGAACGGTCAGCCGGGCGGGCAAAACCAGAGGTAGCGGTTGTTGCGGCCTGCTCACGAGCTCGGGCGAGTTCCTGCATGACGCCAGCATCAAACTTGCAACCAGCACGGCTGGCAGCGTTCTTTTTAAGTGCTTCACGAATGGCCTCCGTGGATTTCTCATCCGCCAGCTGGCGGGCGTCAATTTGTTGCGACAGCAACGTGCTGGCCTGATTAGCCTGCGCGGTCAGTTCCTTTGCCCCGGCGATAAACTGATTCAGGGCATCAGCGGCCTGTTGAGTCTTCTCTTTAGAACACTCCAGACGACCGGCAGCCAGGCCCTCACTGTAGGCATCGTCCCGGATGTACCAGAGCGCTGCCGTCAGGCCGATAATCCCGCCCAGAATGGACCATTTATTCAGCGTCATTACATTCTCCCGGCCCCCAGCCAGACGCCAGATACAGCGGTTGCCAGGTGTAGATGATTTTCAGGGGATAGCCCCGGTTCTCGCGAAAGTTGGCAGCGCTACGGCCCGCATTCACCTGCTCGACGTGGTTCCAGTAGCGGCTGCCATCCAGTCCCCGACGAGTCGCCAGAGCGCGGTCTTTCTGAACCCAGCCCAGACCACCGTTATAGGCCGACAGCGCAAAGGCCATGCGGTCACAGTCGCTGGCGGTACCGGCGATCCGCTGCCAGTGCCACCAGTTATACTGCACCAGCGCCCGCATGGACCACGATGGGTTGTAAGGCTGATTGGATTTCAGTTGCTCAGGGTAAATACCGGCAATCCAGCTGGCTGTGGCGGGCATAAACTGCGCCAGCCCCTGCGCCCCGACCGGCGAACGGGCACGGGCATTCCACTGTGATTCCTGATGGATTTGGGCGGCGAAGGTAGATACCGGGGCATTAAGCCCCCAGACAGCACGGGCATTGCGGATCAGCTCGCGCTGATATTGTCGGGCCTCAGCCGGAATGCTGGCCGCGAAGGCCGGGTGGCAACCACTGAGCAGGCAAAGCAGGATGAGGGACAGCGCGAGCCGGGTCATCATCAAAGCCCCATCGTCACGCCGATGCAGATCGCTGCGACAATCAGTGCCCGGCGAATCAGCACTACAGCGAAAATCAGCTCATAGCCTTTTGCGACAGGATGTTCCGGGCCGCTGTAATACTCAACACCGCTGAACGTGCTAATTTGCCGGGTGTTTTGCTTTTTCCAGTCGTTAGCCAGGTACCCACCTGGGCTGGCATAGGGGAACAGAGCCCGATCAAGGTGGTAGCCGAGAATGGCGGCGATAGAAACCAGCGACAGCTTGTACAGCGTGACACCGAGCTGTTCAGGGGAAATAACGGCAATAGCGGCCAGCAACGCAATAGCGAGGATGATCCAATTGCGCAGCCGCTGGTGACGGACTTTGTGAAATAGTGACATGGTGACTCCTGAAGAAGGCCAAAAGGCTGAATAAATCAGGAATCAGTGTGCAGTAAATCAGGGTGAGGAGTAATTTGCCCCCGGGCAGATTATGGGCAGGAGTGAAATCTCCAGAATGAAGAGACGCTAGTTCAGTTACAACCAAGGGGCGTCATCATGAAGCATGAACAATCTACCGATAAATCAATATCCCCCGATATCGTAATTATGTCCGGTACTAAAACCATCGTATCTACTGGGTGTCACCTGGGCACCGTGGTTGCAGATATGGCATCGCCAGTAACCATCCCCGTTACCAGCGAGGACAACCTTCTTCCCCGCATCGAAGCAAGGCTGGCAGAGGAAGTGAGCGACCTCGTTAATGCCCTCCGGAAGTTCGGACTCGGGACGCAGCGCATAAGCGAAGAACTCCCCGTCAGTTCCGAGTTTGGTAAGTTGATAACGAGCTTTTTCAGCGCCAGTAGCCTCCAGCTCGCGAATGCGCTCCTCCAGAGTAAGGATAGACCGCTGTTGCTCGATGACGGTGCTATGCAATTGTATGAACTGGGACTGAGCCTCAATGATTTTATACGAGAGGTCGATTTGGAGGGTCGCAAGTATCTGGCGATCGCGCTCATCAATAAGAGCTTTTCCCAGCGTACTGATAGAAGAAAGTGTACTGATTAAAGAGCCAATATCCATGCAATATCTCCCTCTTAAGCCAGCATTTGCTGGCTTAAGCAAAATAATCAGATTTTCTTTTCATTTACCGCCGCTTCAGCTTTAACAGCTAAATCGACAAAGTTACACCATTGCTCGATTGATTCCTTTATAGCTTTTTCAATCAATGCAGAAACTGTTGCATCCATACTCTTATATTTATTAATTATCTTATTTTCAAATCCAGTACTAAGCAGTTTATCCCAAGCATCTTTCAACTCTTGCGCTGAAGAATGATGAAGAACGTGAATTAAAAGAAAATTTTGCGTAATGTCATCTCTTAGATGATGAATGACGGCCTGTTTTTCCAGTATTGAAACCCTCTCAACAAGCCTGTCATAGGCTTCCTGCAATCCAACTTGTTGCTGCATGTTCTTCATTACCTCCACTGTGAGCCCCAGGGCAGACGACGAATCTTGTCCCAATGAGCAAAATGAAATTTGTATTAGAAAGAGCGGCCTGCGGGATGCGCTAACATCCCGCAGGCCATCAACACACAGCCCTTGCCTGTGAGTCGACCGGAGGCTCAGTCCGTCTCGCGAGACAGATTCAGCCTACTGCATTTTCATTCAATGAAAAAGGCTTACAGAATATGAAATCTCAGTTTTTACCCGTTCTGCCGTGGATGGGCGGCAAACGCCGCTTGGCCAGACACATTCTTCCGTTATTTCCGTCACACACCTGCTACGTGGAGCCGTTCTGCGGTGCAGCTGCGCTTTATTTCATGAAAGAGCCCAGCAAGGTAGAGGTCATCAACGATATCCACGGCGAACTGATTAATTTGTACCGGGTGATCAAACATCATCTTGATGAGTTTGTCCGGCAGTTCAGGTGGGCACTGGTCAGTCGCCAGATATACCGCTGGATGAAAGATACCCCGGAAGAAACACTGACCGATATTCAACGGGCCGCTCGCTTCTTCTACCTGCAGAAACAGGCTTTTGGTGGCAAGGTGGCCGATCATACCTTTGGTACGACAACGACCAGCACCCCGCGTCTTAACCTGCTGCGCATCGAGGAAGAACTTTCACTGGCTCACCTGCGACTTTCCAGAACCACGATTGAACATCTGGACTGGGCTACCTGCATTAAGCGGTACGATCGCCCACATACGCTTTTTTACTGTGACCCGCCGTACCTGAAAACTGAGGGGTATGGCGTTGAGTTTGGTCTGGAGGAATACGTGCGCATGGCGGAACTGGCGCGAACCATCAGCGGAAAAATGGTTATTTCGGTGAACGATATTGAGGAAATGAGGGAAACCTTTGCCGGGTTACGGATTCAGACAGTTGATATCCGCTACAACCTGCAGACAACAGGTAAGGCTGAACTCAAGCGAGAACTGGTTATCTGCAATTTCTGATTAGTATGACTAAAAGGCCACCATACAGAAGTGGTGGCCTATGAATTTCAGGCGGTCTCATAACCGAAGCAGTTGCATCATTGGAAACCTGAAACAGGTTAAAATATATGAAACTCGCTTATCTCCCCAGAATCATTGTTCACAACACAACGAACACTATGCAAATCCATCTCATGCGATGTTGATGCCGGTACAAAGAACTCATTATCACCATACCACTCAAGAATTGAATCACGACCAACGGATTCAGCCTCAACCACTGGTACTGCCCCTTTAATTTCTAGTGAAGAGAGTATCTTATCTTTGCAAAGTTCAAAGGGGGTCTTCCAGTTAACACCAGAATATGTGGGTTTACGCTCATTGGTGACACAGAGCTTGTTCCAGTATTTTTCTTCAAAAAGCGTCTGCGGGTGGCTTGTTTTGTTCGAATCCTTTGTAGCCCGACGAGATTTGTCGTCGTCACCTTCAACGATGACACTCAGGGGAGTAAAAGTTGATTTTTGAGGCCCTGTGAACACCTTAACAACAAACCGTTTTTCACCAGTGTAAGCGCCAAAGAGGTTCTTGCCATTCACGAAACCACAGATATTTTGAACATAAGGATCTGCAGAATCAGTAACTGCCTGAACGTCACGAAACTTTGCCGAGTCTGGGTCACGCATCTGTTGCGCCAGGTAATTAGTTCCGGCTTTTTGAGCATTGTCACAACCGGAGAGAATCAAGGTCGAAACAAAAATTAAAAGAAGGAGAAAAAATCTATTCCCCATAAAAAAACCATACTGGATTCGAGCGTTATCCATGATCCATGTCCTTAACTCAAAGACTAGCCAGATCTTTTCATGAGACCTATCTGTTGCGCAACTTCAGCGGCAGTAGCCTCAATGATTTTTTTGCCTGCTTCATCGGTATTCTCGTAATTATCAAGCAAAGCCGACTGACGTTTAGTTAGTGAAGATTCTTTCGTAACTGTTGATAGCGACGCATTCCTCACCCCTGTAACGATGTACAAAACATCCACCCCTAGCCCTGACAGTGCAGATAACTGCACTGCATTTGGTGAGGTCCTTCCCTTTTCCCAATCAATCAACGTTCTCTTTGCTATTTCAATAGCATCAGCCAGCCCTTGCTGTGTAAGGGCTAGCCGCTCTCTTTCTTCTTTAATACGCAAACCGATCATGTGAGTTTTTCTGCACTTTAAAATTGACTGGTGAGGTTTTCTGCACCATAATCTAACACACATAAGGCAAACATCATTGCATCAATAAAGGGGACAACGATGACTGCAGAACAAGTCAAATCACTCTTTCGCCAGCAGGGGATCACTTTCACCAAGTGGGCTGAAGAGCATGGCTACTCCCGGAATGAGGTCTACCGGGTTCTTAATGGCCAGACCAAAGCCAACTACGGCAAATCGCACGAGATCGCCGTCAAGCTGGGGCTCAAACCCGGCAACGTTGCAGCCTGAAATACCTGCAATAAGTGTAACAGCGTTTCATATATAGAAAAGAGGTATGTGACATGAACAAAGTAATCACATCCACATCCGGTGGTCGCATCCTGCGGGTGCTCAAGGCGCTCAAGGGTGCCTCACTAACAGGCCGTTCCAACAGCGAGCTTGCTAAAGCACTGGACGAATCACCGGCCAATATCAACCGCGCCCTCAACACCCTTATTGAAGAAGGATTGGCCCAGAAGCTGGACAACGGTCGTTTCGCTTTGAGCGTTCAGCTTCTGCAAATTGCCCTTGCTCACAGCAATGAAATGGCCCGCGCTCAGGGCCGCATTGATGAGATGAACCAGCGTATCGTTTCTGGTAGTCACTAATTAAGGAAAGACACAAATGGCACGTACCAAATCGCAACCTGCTGAACTAATACCGGACGTAACGTTAAATCCAGAACTGGAGGCCACCCAGAACCTGATGGCTACGGTCAGCAGCCAGATGAATGACGAACGTGACCTGCTCAATCAGCTACTGGGTCAGGCTCAGATGGCGGGGGCATTCGAAGATTTTTCCCGCACGGTGCGGACTTCTAAACTGGCTTTTGTTAAGGAAAACAAGCTATATCGGAATTTAAAGGATGCAAAAAATCCGCACGGTGCGGAAAAACTATCTGGAACTTGGGAAGAGTTTTGCGGCTTGCTGGGCAGGTCTGTTGATCAAGTAGACAGAGATATTGCCAATCTCACCGCCTTCGGCGAAGAAGCTCTGGAATCCATGTCCCGCATGGGTATCGGATACCGCGAACTACGCCAGTTCCGCCGCCTGCCGGAAGACCAGAAAAGTGCCTTGATTGAGGTGGCTAAGGAAGGTGACAAAACCGCGCTGCTTGAGCTGGCCGAAGAGATGATCGCCAAACATGCCCGCGAGAAGGAAGAGCTGAAGACCGACCTTGAAATCAGCCGCCAGATGCTGGCCGAGAAAAAAGAAGAACTCGGCACGATGCGCAATGAAAAAGAGGAGCTGAAAGCCCGCTTGGTTCGCCGTACCACCACTGAAACACCAGACGAAGAAGGCGTGGCGCTTGAGACAGAAGTCACCGGCTTTAAAAGCGGGGTTCTCAGTGCTTTCTTTGACCTTAAAAGCGGCTTCAACGCGCTGACCGAGCACACCGAACGCACCGGCATCAACCATACCGGCATGATGGCGGGTCTGCTTGATGACCTTCAGGCACAGTTTGAAGAGCTGCGTCAGGAATTCAGCCTGCCGGAAGCCCGCGAGACCAGCGTGATACCGGACTGGGTAACAGAAGCACAGCAAGAGGCCAGCAATCATGATGACGAATAAAACAAACCAGTTACTGCAGGCTGCAACCCGAGCTAATGGTAAATGTCTGCTTAATCAGGACGATGTAAATCAAATGCCCCCTGAGTTTTCAGCATCCCATAAAGCATCTTTCGGGCCTCAAGTAATCGGGCAGACTGCCCTACGTGGCGGTTCTGAACAGCATGATTGTAATCGTCATATGCCTCTTTCCACTTGGGTTCAAGGCGGCTCAGGACTTCAGGATGCTCATGCGCCATTGCCATTAGTACATCAAACAATGCAACAAAAACCCCACTCGCGCAGTCGTCCGTGTGGTCGGTTTCTTTCTTTAATTGCTCGTATTCGTTGCTTTTCATTATTTAAACATCCTGCCTCAAAGGAAGAGAGTTCAAGGTATCACAATAAATAAGGGCAATAACTATGAATCCAGTCCTTACTCAGCGACTCGTTGCCATTGCTGAAGCGGCCAGTGCAGCCGGTCATGGCAACAAAGAAGCGGTGTATCAGGCCGCCTGCGAGGAATTGTGTATGTCACGTGCCACATTGCTCAAAAAACTGAATGCTGTCCGCCTGCAGAAGCCGAGAAAACAACGCTCTGATGCCGGTGATTCCGCGCTGACCCGCGAGGAGGCGATGACCATTTCCGGCACTCTGATGGAAACCATCCGTGGGACGGGCAAACGTACCCTCAGCGTGGAAAAAGCCATCAACAGCCTGCGCGATAATGGTCTGATCGTCAGCGGAAGGCTTGATGAGACCACCGGTGAGATTGTGCCACTGTCGGCCAGCGCCATTATCCGCGCCCTGCGCAAGTACCGCCTGCACCCTGACCAGTTGAGGGCGCCGGCTCCGGCAGTGCAGCTGGCCAGCCGCCACCCGAACCACGTCTGGCAACTGGATGCGTCCATCTGCGTGCTGTATTACCTCAAGAACCCGGCCAAAGGGGTTAAAGGTGATACCGGGCTGCGCATCATGGATGAGAAGGAGTTCAACAAGAACAAACCCGCCAACGTGGCCAAAGTCGTCAATGACCGCGTCTGGTCTTTTGAAGGAACCGACCACACCACCGGGTGGATCTATCTGGAGTACCGCTTCGGCGGCGAAACCACCGAGAACTTCACCTCCGTCCTGATCAACATGATGCAGGAACGTGGCGGCGCTGACGTGCTGCACGGGGTGCCGAAGGTGCTTTTCACAGACCCCGGCGCAGCCCTGAAGTCCCCCACGATGGGCAACCTGTGCCAGGCGCTGGGTATCAGGCTGATTGCGCACAAAGCCCGCAACGCACGGGCCACCGGCTCGGTGGAAAAGGCCCGTGACATTCTCGAACGGGATTTCGAACACGGCCTGCGCTTCTGCCGGGTGGAGAGCATCGACGAACTGAACCGCCTGGCGCGTCTGTGGCGGATGAAATTCAACCGCACGGCCATTCACAGCCGTTACGGCATGGCCCGTACGGATAAATGGTTGCTGATCACCGAAGAACAGCTGGTCAAGGCCCCCTCTGTTGAGGTCTGTCGGGAAGCTGCTGTGTCAGCGCCGGTCAGCTGTAAGGTGGACAGCTTTGTCCGGGTACGTTTCCGGGGGCGGCAGTACGACGTTTCCGCTGTGCCGGGTGTCTGTGTGAATGATCGAGTGATGGTTGCCCGCAACCTCTACCGGGACGATCAGGCTCAGGTGGTGATGACCGGCGAGGACGGGCTGAAATCCTTCTTCCTGGTTGATGAGGTGCAGAAAGACGAACACGGCTTTGCTGTTGATGCCCCGGTTATCGGTGAGAGCTTTAAACCGCTGCCCCAGACCGTTGCCCAGCAGCATCTTGATGAAGTTGAACAGCACGTCTTCGGCACGGCCAGTAAAGAAGAAACCGAGGCTGCGAGAAAAGGCAAAGCTCTGCCGTTCGGGGGACGTTTTAACCCTTACCTCGATATTGAGCGCGACGATCACCCGACCTACCTGCCAAAACGCGGCCAGGAAAGTCAGGTTCGAGGCCCGCGCATCGAGCAGCGTCCGTTATCCCATGTTGAGGCGGCTAAATTACTGCGTGAGCGTCTGACGGCAACTGGCCAGAACTGGTTCCCGGAACACTACGCGCAGCTGGTCAGCCGCTTTCCGGAAGGGGTTCCGGCAGAAGATATTGACGCCATTGCGCAGGAGTTGGCCGGGAACAAAGCCCCACGACTCAGTATCGTTAACGGCCATTAACGGGAGGCACCAATGCTGGTACTGAAAGACCTGATGAAACAGCACGGTATTGAACAGACGGAAGTCGCTGCAGCTGCAGCTGTTTCGCAGCCCGCCGTTTCACAGCTGATTAACCACGGCATCTGGCCGAAGCGTCGCCCTGAAGAAGTGCGGCAGAAGATTATGACATTCCTGGCATCACGCGGGCTCGGGGAGGAATTATCCCGGGCATTTGATGAGGTACTGGCGGCGGAACCCGCCAGTACCTCCGTCCCGCAACAGGCAAATAACGAAGAGGACGAAAATATGTTACTGGCAAAACAGGTATTAAATCCAGTCACCAAAAAGCAATTCGGTATTTTCCGTGACCCGTTCGCGGATGATGCCATGCAGAGCTCGGAGGACGTGTTTACCACGCCGGATATTCGCTACGTCCGCGAAGCGCTATACCAGACTGCCCGTTTTGGTGGTTTTATGGCAGTTATCGGGGAATCCGGCGCAGGTAAAAGCACACTGCGCCGCGACCTGATTGAGCGTATCCACCGCGAGAATGCGCCAGTCATCGTCATTGAGCCCTACATCATCGCGATGGAGGACAACGACAATAAAGGCAAGACCCTGAAAGCGGCCAGCATCGCCGAGGCGATCATTAACACCATCGCACCGCTGGAAAGCGTCAAACGCAGCCAGGAAGCCCGTTTCCGCCAGTTGCATCGTGTTTTGAAGGACTCCAGCAACGCCGGTTACAGCCACGTTCTGGTGATTGAAGAGGCGCATTCACTGCCGCTGCCCACGCTGAAGCATTTGAAACGCTTCTTTGAGCTGGAGCACGGCTTTAAAAAGCTGCTGTCCATCGTGCTGATTGGCCAGCCTGAACTGGCGATGAAGCTGTCCGAACGCAACCAGGAGGTGCGTGAAGTGGTTCAGCGCTGTGAAGTAGTGGAGCTGCTGCCGCTGGATGCCGAGCTGGAGCGCTTTCTGAAGTTCAAATTCGAGCGGACCGGAAAGCCGGTGACTGACGTACTGGATAATACCGCAGTTGACGCCATTCGTGCCCGTCTCAGTAACAATATCGGCGGGCGCAGAGGTGTTGTCAGCCTGTTATATCCTCTGGCCATCAGCAATCTGGTGATTGCAGCCATGAATATGGCGGCGCAACTCGGTGTTCCGGTTGTTAATGCTGACGTTATTAAGGCGGTTTAAATGAAAACGATACCGAACGTTAATAAACAGCTGGCTGATTTGATGAATGCCATTGCGGCACTCAATGCAATGAATACGCCTGTTACCTGCATCATGATTTACTCAGGAAAGCCGGTTATTCGTGTTTCTCGCGACAGTCCATGCGTCAGCCATTTCAGGGGGGAAAAATCGGGCTATACCATGACAGGTATTGACCATCAGGGGCGTTATCGTCAGGGGGAAGTTGAGATGTATGGTTGCAGGGTTATATGGTCAGAATCGTTACTTCACTGAAGGAATAATATCATGGCAATAAAGATAGAGATTTATATCGCACTAACACCTGAAGGGTTTATTTATTGCAAAATGTCGGGTGCAAATACAAAAGACGCGAGTGAACGTGAGCTGGCGACTCTTGAGTCATTAAAGCCCGTTGTAAATGAATCCGTTCTCAACAAACTGAAACAGAGCGGATATCGGGTTGCAGCTGATTATCTGCAGCCTTCCGGCAAATCACATTAAACACTGAGGTCATATTATGACGACGATTAATCAGGACGAGTACATGAAAGACCGTAAAGGTCGCCTGGTTCCGATAAGTCAGATTTCTGATTACGATCTGGCAATGGACAGCTTTGTCCGGGAACAGGTTACTGCTGCAAAAATCAAACGCGATGAACTCAGCGACTTTAAACGCCGCGCCTTTGACGAATGCTATGCCTGGCTTGACCTTGTGGCTGAAAAATATGGCAGAACTCGCGGCGGCGCAAAGGGTAATGTGACATTCAGCAGCTTTGACGGTAGCGAGCAAATCACTATTCGCGTCCAGGAAACACTGGTTTTTGGACCGGAGCTGCAGATTGCTAAAGATCTGTTTGATGAATGCGTCACTGAATGGTCGAAAGATGCCAATGTTAACCTGCGGGCTATTGTTAGTGATGCTTTCCAGGTTGATAAAGAGGGCCAACTGAGCACCGGGCGTATCCTGTCCCTGCGCCGTGTAAAAATTCAGGATGAACGCTGGATCAAAGCAATGGAGGCTATATCGGAATCGCTCCAGGTGGCCATGTCAAAAACCTATATTAATTTTCGGGAGAAAGATCAGTCCGGGAAGCTGGTTAATATACCGTTAGATATCGCTGCCATTTAATTTATTAATCTATTTATTTTTAATCCGGCGACAGCGCCGTGGGATTCTGCACGCCGGATTTAGCAACAGGACTATTTATGCTGACATTAACCGGTTTTATTTTACTTGTATCAGCCTGCGGAACAGATACCTGTGACGCACTGCCTGTTACTGATGATATCTATCTGAATAAGCAGTCTTGCGACTTGGTCGCAGAAATCATTCATGAGCGCCAACCTGATGCGCAATTAATTTGTGGGGAAGTCTGGAGGGAGGAAGAATCAAATGAGTGAATGTGAAAAGTATCTGGCCAAAATCAAAAAACTTCTGAATCTGGCACGTCGCAGCTCGAATCCTCATGAAGCGGCAACAGCGCTCAATCAGGCACAGGCATTGATGCGCAAACACAAGCTAAGCCAGAATGATGTCGATCTGATGGATATCACCAGCAAGGCCAGCAAAGGGGCCCCTTCCCATGCGCAAAGCATCCCTCTTTATATGACGCTTCTGGGCCAGCTTATTTGTCGTGCTATGGGTGTTAACTGCTATTACTCTTTCCAACGCAATTATATGAACGGCCAGAAGCAAAACACCGTCATTTTTTATGGTCCTGATGAGCGTCCGGAAATCGCTGCTTATGCCTTCGACGTTCTTTCCCGGCAGATGGTCAAAGCACGCCGTACCTTTATTGCTTCTCTGCGTAAGAATATTAAGCCTGCAACCAAAACTGCCCGAGCAGACCAGTTCTGCGAAGGGTGGACTGAAGGCGCGTATCAGGCGATAGAGCCATTTATAGTGACTGAAACCGAAGAAACACTGATGGCGAATTTCCTGGCGAAAATGAAGAAAGAGCAGGACTTATCCGACCTGAAACCCCGTCAAGCTAAAAAATGCCGGGGTGATCAGGATGCAGCGGAGGCGGGATTTAATGAGGGATTAAAAGCACGTTTAAATCACGGCGTATCCGGCAAAGATTCATCCCTTTCTCTGGAGTACAAATCATGAAATTAACCGTCGGTAATGTCCTCTTATTGATCGCACTGGGAGGTATTCTCCTCTGGTGTGCACTTGGTTTTATTGGCTATTACACCGTCATGGCTTTTTGGGAACATTTTCATAAACCGTAAGAGGCTTACATATATGAATAAAAAGTTCATGACTGAAGCCTCCCGGTTTCAGTCCTCACGTGAGCGTAAAGAATTTTGGTGTTTGATTATTGGTGTACCAACAGCCGTTTTAGTGCTCTTCATTATTTATAACTTGGTATGAGGATATGAGATCGTGAAAACTATCATCGTAACACTGGAGATCGATGTTCCTGATAATGCCACCGATAATGATATTTCAGACTGGGTTGACGTTGAGTATGGACAGTGTGGGAGTCGCAAATTTGATAATCCATGCATGGCTAATTATGGGGCTGCCACTGAATTGCTCGACCACTCATGGAAATATGAGGGCAAATCCATCCACAACCGAAATGTACCCATCACCAAAGAGCAATTAACTGAATGGGTTTCGCAACTTGATAGTGATGGCGGCTGTGACCCAACAGACCTTCAATTAGCGTCGCTAATTCGACAGTCACTGGTTGCAATGGACAGTAAACCTGTCATTGCTGATTGCGACCCGGAAGTTTTTGGGAAAGGTGTAAGCGTATGTCTGATCTCCATCCCCAAAGAAACTGCAGAGGTCATTTGCAAAAACATCACCGCAGCGACTGGTTGTAAGGTGGACTGGCACTACTTTGGTGGCCGCGTGCATATCAAGGCACTTCCCCCATCTTTGCAGACAGCGTCGGAACGTGAGCAGGTACGCCGCGAGCACGCTGAGTGGTCACAAGCTACGTTCGGCGATGTTGGGCCAATTGGTCCGCTGAAGCACCTCAGCAAAGAAGCGCTGGAAGCGGCAGCGGACCCACATGACCTTCTTGAATGGGCTGATATGCAGTTTTTGTTGTGGGATGCGCAGCGGCGCATGGGGATTTCTGACGAGTTCATCACCAGAGCAATGATTGAAAAACTGGCGATAAACAAGGCTCGGCTGTGGCCTGAGCCGAAAGACGGTGAGCCGCGCATGCACGTTAAGCAGGAGGCAGACAATGACTCGAACCCAGCTGATTAAAATCATCCATGTGGCAAAGCGTGAGCTTCGCATGGATGAGGATACGTACCGCCAGTTGCTGAATACCTACGCTGGCGTCGAATCCACGCGTGAAATGAATCTCGGGCAACTGAACCAGATCCTCGATGCGATGAAGAAAATCGGGTTTAAGGTCCGGACTCAGAAGAAAGAAAAGCTCACAGCCACCGACGACCAGTCGAAGAAAATCCGGGCTCTGTGGCTGGAAATGGCTGACGAAGGTTTTATTCGCGACCGCACCGAGCGGGCAATCAACGTTTACGTGCATCGCATAACGGGCGTCAGCCGCCTTGACTGGCTCAATACATCCGCAGCAAGCCGTGTGATTGAGACACTGAAGCAGTGGCAGACACGCGAACGCAAGGCTCTGGAAGAGCTGCAGGGCGCAAAGTGATTTCTGGAGGTCACCATGACAACACCAATGGAGCATAAGCGGCATAAACTGCTGTCTGAAGTTGCCGACCACGTTACTGAGACCGGTGTTGATTACGGTTTATCATCCGAACAGGCTGAACAATTGGGGCTGGCTGTGGCAGATTTTCTGGCATCTCACTTTGGCGGGCAAAACTTCACCTTTCCTCGTGACTATGCATATAAGCTGTCTCTTCGTGATATGCAGATTTATGAAGAGTTCCGGGGGAATAACTGGGCTGAGTTAAGTACGAAATACGGCATTACTGAACGGGGGCTACGGAAGCTGATTCACCGTGTACACAAACAAGTGATGGCACACCGCCAACCACAGTTGTTTTCCTTTGGTGATAACGAGTAA